ACTAATGTGAGTACTAAAGAAGTATTCAAAGACTTGGATACTGTTGAGATGAAAGTTAAGATGGTGGGCAAGAAAGCAGGTAACTTGCAGATCAAATACATGCCAGCACAAAGCAATGTAAATGATATCCGTGCATACCTAAAAGAACTGCAGATTAAAAATGGCTGGCGTGTGGACTTCTTGCTTATTGACTACTTGGATTTGCTTATGCCAGTAAGTGCTAAAGTAAGCCCAAGTGATTTGTTTGTTAAGGACAAGTATGTTAGTGAAGAACTGCGTAACTTGGCTAAAGAACTTAACTGTGTGTTTGTAACAGCAAGTCAGCTGAACAGAGGTGCAGTGGACGAAATTGAATTCGATCACAGTCATATCTCAGGCGGACTAAGTAAGATTAACACAGCGGATAATGTGTTTGGTATCTTTACAAGTCGCGCCATGCGTGAGCGTGGACGCTATCAGATACAGTTAATGAAAACTAGAAGTAGTAGTGGCGTTGGTCAGAAGATTGATCTAGGCTTTAACTTGGAAAGTCTGCGTATTACAGACTTAGGAGAAGACGAAGATGCACCTCAACAAACCACAGGCAGTAATATTATGAATCGTATTAAGAGCAACGGAGTTGTAGAAGCAAGTGACAATGTTAGTACGCCAACTGCTAGTGTGCAGAGCAGCAAACTTAAAGACATGTTAGCGGGATTAAAAAGTGAGTAAATGCCCAGACATAAATCATGGACTGTATGTTGAAAAAATAACTGATACTAGTGTTCGATTGGGTATGTGTTGCATAAGCAAATTAACTGGCCCAGTTGAAACTATAGATCATTATGATCCGGAACTACAAGAAATAAGAAAAAACTATGACAGTTGTAAAAATTGTTGGCGTGTTGAAGATAGAGGCGGATACAGTAGACGCCATGGAGTTATTGATTGGTATAAAGATAGAAACATAACCGATCAACAAGGAATTGTCACTTTAGCCTACAATACACAGAATGTGTGTAATCTAGCATGCATTAGTTGTGGCCCTGTTTATAGTAGTAAGTGGGTACAAGAGAATCAATATCATAAATTTCCAGACAACACAAAAAAATTCAAAACGCATAAAAATTCTTTAGTCAACAATGCAGACTTAACAAATATTCGAAAAATCTATTTTAATGGTGGCGAACCTTTTCTTAGTAATGATCATAAAAATATTTTAAAACAAGTAACAGATCTAAGTAAAGTTGATGTAGCATATAATACAAACGGAACGCAATATCCCGACGATGAAATTATAGACATTTGGAGTCAGTGCCGAAATGTACAATTATATTTTAGCATAGATGCAGTTGATAAAGCATTTGAATTTATACGCTGGCCCGCTGATTGGAAACAAGTTAGCGAAAACATTATTAAAATTCGAGAACAGATTCCACATTTAATGTTTGCAATAACTTACACATGCGGAATACACAATTTACTATACTTGGATGACACACTTAATTGGTATGAAAAATATCTAGCAACTAACTGGTTAGGCGATTCTAGTAGTTTTAATTTTCAACTTGCCGACCCGATAGCATATGGCGGAGAGTTGTTGGCGTTAACACATGCAAGCGATGAACTAGTGCAACATGCAATGGATCAGTTTAAAACAGTAAAAAAATACAGTTTTTACAGTAGTCTGGTTGAAGCTCTTAAAAATACTAAACCTAACAACCAATGGAGCAGATATCTTGACGCACTAAGTTTGCGCAGGAATACAGATTGGCGACACAGTCTTGCAAGGTTAGCAGCATATGAATGATATCGAACCAACATTTTGCGTACAACCATGGTTAGGTAAAGTGATCACTCTTAAAGATATATTAGCGGGGTTAAAAAGTGAATAAAAAAGTTTTAGTGATAGGGAATAACACTGAAGATACTAATATAAGAACGGAAAATCTTGCAAGGCGGTCTGGCAGTAGAAATCTTGGGTTGTTGGAAGAAGGTGCTGACTCAGCTGAATCTGGATTTTATCATTCAAGTCTTGCCGATGCTTCAAGTGGTTATCTAATAGATACAGCGAAAAATTTTGATGAAGTAATACTATTGGATCAACCAATGGAAGAGTGGACTAGTCAAAAAATACTTCTATCTACATTAAAAATGTTTCAGGAATTTGAACGTAATAGTAACTTCTGGGGGTTAAGCGTAAAATACAAAGACAACCATAATGTTAAAGTGTACAATGACTGGATGCAATTCTTTAAAACAAATAAAAGTTTTTGTATATATCCTTGGATTGTTTATAACGATGATGGGTATAAAGGGAAACTGTGTGCAAGAAGCAATGTAAAGATGAATGATATAGGATCACTAGATAACTGGCAAACAGATCCAGGATATGTTGATCTTAGACAGAAAATGTTGAAAGGTAAACGTATACCTGAAACCTGTAGTAACTGTTACGAGTATGAAGATAAGGGAATGGATAGTTATAGAGTTCATGATAGTATGGATTATATTGCAGAATTAGGAATTAAGTCAATTAGTGATTTAGATAAAATTGACAATCCATACTATTATGAAATACGCAGCAGTAATAAGTGTAATTTGATGTGCCGCATGTGCAAGCCTCAATTTAGCCATTTGCTGAAAAGAGAATTTAATCAGAATCCAGAATTGTACAATGACTACCAAGTTTGGAAAGACAGTTACAAATATAGTGATATTATTAATACTATCAACATACCAAGTTTAACACCCAAACATACTGTTTATTTGACTGGTGGTGAACCAACGGTAATGAAAGAAACGTACAGTTTTATGCGCAATTGTATAGATGCTGGTAATACGGACTTTTTACTTACTATTAATACTAATGCAAACTTTATTAGTGATGCTTTTTGGGAGTTGGGAGATCATTTTACTCAATTGCATTTTAGTGTAAGTGTGGATGCTTTTGGAATTGTAAACGATTATATTAGATGGCGCAGTAGTTGGGACAATATTATTGAAAATTGTGAAAAAATAAAATCTAAAGGACATAAGTTCACTTGGAATCATGTACCTACAGTGTGGGGCATACATCGTACTCATGAATTTTTTGAATTTGCAAGTAAAAACTTTCCAGAGGAACTTCTTTATCTTCAGTACAATTATGTAGATGTACACAGTGCATTTATAAGTCCAATGATTGAAGAAGTTAAAGAAAGTTTACGCCGCACAAAAGAAACCAAATTGTATTACAGTGATGGTAAAGATTGTAAATCAGGTATTGATGGTATGTTGTCACATTATGAAACATATACTCCTGAGCCCGAAAAAGTAGAAAAGTTTTTTAAATGGAATGATATTATGGATTCAGCCAGGAATATAAAACTTAAAGATTATATTCCTGACTTGGACGCTTATCGTCCTTATTAATTCTTAGCAATCTTTGCTTCGTATAAATCCATGCTGTGATCTCTTCCGCCATCAAAGAACTCTAGTTTGCTCCAAGCACGGATACGTCCACGCCATCCATCTTTGATAATCTGCCATGGTGTCATCTTACGAATATAACCATAGTAGTTGATGTAGTGTAGTTCGCCTCTGTGACGGAAGCCCATGACGGCAAGTGGCACACGAGGTACAATGTCATTGTTGTTTACATATCTGTGATGTTCAAACGTACATTTAGTAGCCCAAATCTTACCGCCTACACGAGGTTGACCATATGTATAACAAGCAACAACACGATCCTGCAAACGACTTGCTGCTAGTGCTGCCATTGCACCACCTAGGCTGTGTCCACAAATGTAAAGTGCTTTTTTCTTACGAGCAGGTGTATTAATGTATGCTTCCACTTGCTCCCAGATACGATTTAGGTATTCATAGAAACCAGCATGAACCATGCCCCAGGTTTTACTCTTACGCTTCCACGCTTTTAGATCTGCTTTGATATCTGAAAATTCTTTAGGTTCTGTGCCTCTAAATGCAAGCACAACACGCTCACTGTTTTCCACAATCAAACACTCTGCACCTTTGTGATCTACTAATACACTTTTTGTATATCCAAGTTCATGTACTGCAGGCTTGCTCTCTTTTTGTGTTAGATAGGCTACTTTAGCCAGAGTTGCGAAGTGCAACCCAGGGTTTTCTATAGTTGACATTGTTCCTCCTCCAAGTTACAATATTGTAATGTTGTATTTAACCGATAAATACTAAAAACGATAGGATAAAAACCATGCGTAAACAGACCCGTAGTATACTACACGAACTAAACAGCATGATTGTTGAACGAGATAGACAACATGTAATGGAAAGTCGAGCAACTAACGTGATAGAGAGCGCAATCAATCTTATTAATGAAATGCACAAGCATTATGACGCTGAGACTGCAGGTGATTTAGAACGCCGACTGTTAAACAGTATTCGTAGTCAGGACAGTCGTAAGTTTGTGCGAGGTATTCGGAAAGTCAACGAAAGCAAATGCGCTTCAGAGAAATAAGAGAAAATACACAAGACTTTTTGTATGGCGATTGTCCTATATTTGCAATTGCTCTCAGTCGTATCAGTGGACTTCCTCTGCAAGCAATGCTTGACTATAGTGACGAGTTAGATACTACAGTTCTTATACATGCTTTTGTAGGATATAAAGACGGATTAGTAATTGATGCTAATGGTATTAGAAGTATTGAAAGTATCGAGGATGATTATCCTGTTGAGGATGATCCTTATGTAACTGATATAAGTGAACAAGATTTGCTTGCACTTGGATATGATGGAAATTGTCCTACTATGTCTGATGCATACAAACATGCTAAAAAAGTATTAGCAGATCTTAAAGAAAATGTCACCGAGGCTGCTGAAGGTAAAAATACCCATCTTGAGCATATTGAAGATCTAGTATTTCTTCAAGGCAAACAAGGTGCGCAGAGTGCGCTGCAGTATATTAACAGTGTGCGTGACATGCTGGAGAATGGCGGCGACAGTGGAAATATTACTGTTAAGTGGGACGGCGCACCTGCTATATTTGCTGGTATAGATCCAAGCGATGGCAAGTTTTTTGTTGGCACTAAGGGTGTATTCAGCAAAACAGGTAAACTTGTAAAAAGCACTGCAGACCTAGACAAATATGGATACAGTGGAGGCTTGCGTGACAAACTCACACTAGCACTAGAATTGCTTCCTAAATTGGGTATACAAGGTGTGCTGCAAGGCGACATGATGTATACCAAAAGTGATTTAGAAACTGCTGACATTGATGGCGAATCGAGTTGGGTATTCCAACCTAACACTATTGCTTATGCCGTTCCTAAAAACAGTGAACTAGGTAAGCGTATTGCAGCAAGCCAAATGGGTATTATATTTCACACAACATACACAGGCGATAGTGTACCAGAAATGACTGCTACATTTGGCGCAGATGTAAGTGAACTAAACAAAACCAGTGCAGTATGGTTTGACGATGCAACCTACAAAGACCTAAGTGGACAAGCAAGTCTTACACAACAAGAGAACAAGCAAATACTACAAGGACTAAATGCTGCAGCAAACGCACTTAAAACTGCAGACTTTGCGGCAGTTAGTGGCGACTACAAAGCACTTATGATGCAGTATGTAAATGCTAGAATACGCAGAGGCGATACACAAATAGATGATGCACAGAGTTTTGCTACAGACTTTACACAGTGGTACAATGATTACATACAAAAAGAAATTGCAAAACTAAAGAATCAAGATCCTGAGAGTCCTGCAGTTAAAAAGCGTACGGATAAGATCGCTGCACAGAACAAGTTTGTCAGTGATAATATGACAGGCATTGCCGGTGCGCTTGCGGTATACAAGGACATCATTGCACTAAAAAATATGCTTATAAATAAGTTGAATAAGGTAGACAGTGTCAAGTCACTGCTACGCACAGACACAGGCTATACTGTAACAAACCCAGAAGGCTTTGTTGCTATAGGCAAAGACAGTGGCGCAGTAAAACTAGTAGACAGAATGGAGTTCTCAAAGCAGAACTTTAATGCTGTTAAGAACTGGAGCAAGTAATGAGATTTCGAGAGTTCGGACTATTTGAACAGGCAGCAGAAAAACTTATTGTTCCAGACAGCAAGGGCAACCAGACTGTAATCAAAGGTGTTAAGATTAAGCCAGGTACTAGTCAGCGACTGCAGCAATTCTTACTTAAAAATCCTGATTTACCTGAAGCTGCCAAAGCGGAAGTAGTAAGACGTATTGCCGTTAATAGTAACATCAAACAAGTTGTTAAAGCAAACCCTAGTATATTCGGAAAAGTTATCAGTGGACTGGGCAATCTCGGCAGACTCATTGTTGGCAGAGTTTTAGGTATAGCAAATATATTGGGAGATTCAACTGCACTAAATGCAGATGAGGATGCATTAGTTGAACTAGACAGACGCATGCATGAGCAAGATCCTGATTTGTTTTACGAACTTAATCCTGGATTCCGTAGACCTGAAGGTCAACAAAATATTAAACCAGGAGATAGTGAGTATAAGCCAAATGACACTGTTCAATTTGATAGCCCTGAAGATGCAAATCGTTATATAAATGATTTGTCTACTGGCACCACAGCAAGAATTAAAGACAGAGATGGCGAATATAAGGACTATACAATTACTCAGCCTGAAGATATTAGTGGCGGCGCCGGACAAAAAAACTGGACTAGAACATATGGTGGTGCACCAGCGCCAGCAGAGCCAGCGCCAGAGCCGGTAGAGCCAGAAACAAAACCAGAGAAGAAACCAATAACACCTAAAGAGCCACAACCAGATAAACCAAAGGTAGATCCGGGTAAACCAGCCAACGACCCAGAGCCAGTAGAACCTGAGAAACCAGAGGAGAAGCCTGAGAAGCCTCCAATAACACCTAAAGAGCCTCAACCGGGTAAGCCAAAAGTAGATCCAGGCAAACCGGCTAATGACCCAGAGCCTCCTAAGGAGAAGCCAAAGCCAGAAAAGCCTGCTGAAAAGCCAAAGCCAGACGGTAGACCTAGTTGGTGGCCCGATTGGCTTCCTTGGAAAGATTCCCCAACACCTGATTTGCCAAGTGAAACAGATCCGGATGCACCTGTGAGCCCAGATTGGAGCAAACCTGGTCCAGGCACAAGACCAAAGACAGATCCAAAAACAGATCCTGCTCCAAAGACAGATCCAAAAACAGATCCTGCTCCAAAGACAGATCCAAAAACAGATCCTGCTCCAAAGCCTGCTCCAAAGACAGATCCAAAAACAGATCCTGCTCCAAAGACAGATCCAAAAGTCGAGCCAAAGATAGAGCCTAAACTAAATCCAGAGACTCAGCCTAAAACTCCGCCGGTTCAGCAACGTCCGCAGCAACCACCTGTGCGTCCAGTGACACCGCCACCAGTTGTTGTGCCTCCATTTAAAGATTATGATCCACAAGTAGACAAAGATATTATCTACAAAGGCACTAAAGCGCCTAAGAAAATTAGTACGTTCAAGGCAAGAGATATTGATTATGCAAAAGAATACGAGCGTATAAAGAAAGAGTTAGGAATGTAAATGGCATTTGAATTTATAAGAGAAGAAATTACTGAAGCACGTTATATTCGCAGCCCTGCTGATACAATTGGCAGAGACATGACGGATATAGGCGAAAGTTTCTTTGAACAACTGCTAATGCTACAGCAAATGCGTTTTGAAAATCCAGCATTTGCAAAAAAATATGCAAAAGATACACTAAAGTTTATGAACTTTTCAAGTGTAAAGCCTGGTGGCACTGACTTGCATAATTTAGCATCAATTATTAGTAATCCTAACAAGTATCAAGGTGTTACTAGTGGCGGAACAGTTAGTTTCGATGAACTAGGTTTTAAACGTTATTTGCGTGATATTGCAGCAGGAAGAACAAATCAAGCAATGGATAGAACATTCTTAATGAAGCAACAAAGAAATTTAGGTATTAGTAGTAGTTTCTTAAAGCAAGCAAGACGTGCAAGTGCAGACTATGGGCGTACAAATCCAGGTGAACGCACTGCATTAAGTGCAAGAATGGTGAACAGTCAGCGTCAGGATGGCAAGTTTCGCAGTGATATTAGTAAACAGTACATGGGTACTGTAGCAGATAAAAAACTTGTTCCAGCAGAAAAGAAGCTACCTCTATGGGCAAAGGCAGCAGCTGGTTTTGCTGCTGGTGTTGCTCTAGGAAAAATAATAGACTAAAAGATCTCTATTTTCTTATAAATAGTTGTAAGCAAGAAAAGACTTGCACATATAGGAGATAAGAAAATGGCAGACGTAACTCGTGTAAACGGTAACGCAAAAGCACAAGGTTCAGCAGCAGGTGCAATCACTGCAGACGAACTAGTAATTGCTAACGGTCCAGAACTGGACTTTTTCAAAATTATTGTAACTAACGGTTCATCAGAAGTTGTTGATATCCGTAACGAACTAGACGCAGCAGAGTCAGTTGTAGCAATCATGCAAGCAATTGGCACAAAAGCAACTGTTGAAATGTATCAAGTAGAAGGCGATGCAACTGGTCAAATCAGTGTAGCAGTTTACCCAGCTGGTGCATGGACAACATCAACACTACAAACAGCTATCCGCGCACTAGGCGGCTCAGTTGGTGCAAATACAGTAGACGTAAGTGGTACAGCAGTTACTACTAGCGGCTTAGAATTCGTCTAAGATACATAAATACTTACAATAGAGGTGTAGAGATACATCATTTAAGGAGATAAGAAAATGGCTAGAATTACAACTTCAGCAACAGTAACAGCTGGTAGTGGTCTAGGACCAACAACATATATCTATGCAATTGCAACAGGTACAATCACAACAGCAGCAGCAGCTCAAGCAATTGCAACAGATCCATATTTTGGTACAATTGCATCAGTTGAAGGCACAGGCGACGGTGAGCATATTATGGTTCAAGGCGGAGCAGGTGGCGCAGAAGCAATTAGTGGTGTTTCACTAGTAGCAACATTTAACGGCTAATTTAGACTAACAATTATAAAAGCGTCACTTTTTAAGTGGCGCTTTTTTTATGAGTTAAATACTACTATAATGAAACATGCAAGCAGTATTTGGCAAGAACATCCCGGCATACACACAGTTGAACTAAGCAAACTAAGCCCAATGAGTGCCCGCAAGGACAATCGTTGGTATTGGCGTGACTTGCCTAAAATGATGGATGATGGTATGTGGTATCCTTTGCTGTACTACAAAGTTACTCCTGAATGGTGGAATACTAAGTTTAAAGGTTGGTTTGGAAGCAGTGAAAGTTGGCCCGGAATAAATCCTCCTGTTGTAAATGAAGATGGAATGATCTGGGCACTAAAGACTGGCAGTAACAGACTCAAGTGTTTAAAGTTCATGGGATACACAAGTGCAGATGCAATACTGTTTGATGATGTTAATAAACTTCTTAAACTAGGCGAACAACTCAGAGAAAAAGATCCACTGCACGGAGGCAAGCATGGGCGCGGTATTTGATCTGCCCAGCGCAGTGTATGGTGTAAGTTTTGTAGACGTTACATGCACGGGTGTAACCAGAGGCGAAAGTCTAGCTCGCAATCAGCAGCGTAATTGGGAGACTGTGCTACAAATATTTGGACTGAAAACACAGCCTGTTATACTGCAACTTCCAGAAGAACATTTTTACAATGCAGATGATAACTTTGTGGGCAGTGAACTATTTAAACGCATGGGCAAGCAGCACCAGTTTGTAGTTGAGATGCTTAGACCAGACACACGCTTTTGGGTGTTTGCTATTGGCAGTGAACGAGCAGATGTACTGGACTGTGATACACTACTTGGTCTGTTTGATCTAGTACCAGTAATACCCAATCTCACCGAAACTATTAAACTAGAACCCAGTGTATTTCACACTTCAGATAGTGATTTAATAAACATACAGTTTTTTCCTGCACCCACTCTCAAATAAATAACAATGATGCTAGAATAATAGGCACACATAAAAAACACACTTAGGCACATACAAGGCAATAGATAATCTAGACATCACCCCAAGGTAGGTGATTAGGAATGTCAGAACTTGAAAAAGAGTCTTTAGAAGCACATGTAGACTTGTGCAGCGAAAGGTACACTACACTCGTGAGAGAACTCAAAGGTATGAGTACTCGCATGGAGAAGTTTGAACAGACACTCTCTGAATTGCGAGACATGATGATCCGCCTGAAAACAGACAGGCAACAACAACTAATCAACTGGGGCATTGCTGTTATCGGTGTCTTAACAAGCGCGGTTGGCGCACTACTATTTGTTTTACTAACAAAATAACGCAAGCATAAATACAGTATGATTTTAAGCGAACTTACTGAAGGTATGACATGGGCAAAACGCGGCAACAAAGTTGTTCGCAAGTTTCGCTGTACCAGCGGCAGACGTAAAAGCCGTGTAGTAAGTAGCCCAGCACAATGCTTTGCAGCACCAGATATTAAAAAGCGTATCAAGTTAAAAATGACTAAAGCACGCTTGGGTGCAAGAATGGCACGCAAAGCAAAGAAAACAAAAAGAGTTAACCCAGCAAGTAAACGTGTAGCAGCACTAAACAAGGCAAGCAGATGAAAATATTAGAAGCACGGTATGGTGTATTAGAAGGTAAAACTGTTCAGATAAATGAAGCACAGTATATTCTAACAGGAACACAAGGCTTTACTGCAACATTTGCTGATCCAAATGATCCGCGTATCCAATTTACTATGAATCTTGCTGATAAAAAAATAGATCTGTCAGGACCTAACGGTATGATACAGATCACAGACGAACTAACGCCTGCAGACAGAGCGAACTTGATTCGCCGCGCAAAAGGTGCAATGGTTGACGTTAACGTAAGCAGTTTACGATAATGCGTTTTGTAGAATTTACAAGTGGTCTTCAGACTTTTGTAACCAAGGAGGAGCAGGAGCTCATTGAGACAATGAGTAAAGGTCCTGTGAAAAAAAGAGATTTAAGTGAGAGAGAACAACAAGTGGCACGCCGCTTAACTGAAAAATCTATCCTAACAAGGCAAAAGCACGATGACAGCATCTATTATAAACTTTCCAAGGCAGCAAACTCTACATCAACGTATTGATCGCTTACTTGATTTCACTCCTGAAATAAAAATCTGCAAACTTGAGCATGGTGCAGTAAAAGTCAATGACATAGTGATTAAAAATTACTATGGCGCATGGATATGCAAAGATGAGAGTTTTTTCAGACGCAAGAGCGCAGTGGGCTATGCACTTTGCTTGTTGCGTAAAGACTTTAAAAAGGCAAAAAAAATAAAAGACCTAGACAGTAAACTGCAAAAAGTTAAAACAGACATAGACTTTTATCACTATCACTTGCGTAATAGCAATGAAATCCGTAAAAACATTATGAGTCATCGTATCAGTGCAGAAATGCCAGTGCTACATCAAGTAGATAGTCAGCTCACACAACTACTCAAAACCATTTCAGTTTAATAAATACACTATATAATTTAAAGGGAAGAACCATGAACCTTAACGAACTCGTACCTGCACCAAGTGCATCAAAAGTAAACCAATTAGCAAAACGTGTATTCGGATATGCGCTAGACCTAGACAATCTAAGTGAAACAAAAGCGCAGCGTTTACACAAGAACCTCAGTGAACAGATGGCTATCTATGAAAGTAAACTAGGTAGTGCAAGTCAAACTCGTGCAAAGTATTACGAGATGAAAATTGCACTTGAGGCACTTACTAAACATATTGCTGAAAAGAAAGCAAAGCCAGACTATATTGACATCGACGGTGACGGCGATAAAGAAGAGTCAATGAAAAAGGCTGCTA